GAGTGATTTTATTTGGGTAGAGAAGTATCGACCCAAAAGTATTAAAGAATGTATTCTACCTGAGGCAACTAAAAAAACGTTTCAGGAGTTCCTAAATAGGGGCGAGATTCCTAATATGCTTCTTGCTGGTCCTCCCGGTATCGGTAAGACAACTGTTGCAAAGGCTCTCTGTAATGAACTTGGAGTAGACTGTTATGTCATCAATGGATCCGATGAAGGACGATTCCTGGATACTGTCCGAAACAATGCGAAGAACTTCGCTTCGACCGTCTCGCTTTCGTCAACTGCAAAACACAAAGTCATCATCATTGATGAAGCAGATAACACATCCAATGATGTACAACTCTGCTTACGGGCGTTTATTGAGGAGTTTGCTAGCAACTGCAGATTCATCTTCACCTGCAACTACAAAAACAAAATCCTTGAACCCCTCCACTCCCGATGTGCAGTCATCGACTTTGGAATCAAAGGAAAAGAACGTCAAGAGATTGCAGCTCAGTTCTTCAAGCGCATCCAAGAGATCTTGGCTGCGGAAAGTGTTGAATATGATAACAAGGTCCTGGTAGAACTCATCAACAAACACTTCCCTGACTGGCGTCGTGTTCTGAATGAGTGTCAACGTTATTCTGTCAGCGGAAAGATTGATGCTGGTATTCTTGCTACCTTTTCCGATGTTGCTGTAAATGACCTCATCAAAAACCTCAAAGAAAAGAACTTCCCCGAAGTTCGGAAGTGGGTGGTATCTAATTTGGATAATGATACTACTGTGCTTCTGCGCCGTATTTACGATGCTCTTTATAGCTCCCTTGAAAACAACAGCATTCCTGCTGCTGTGCTCGTGCTTGCTAAGTATCAGTATCAAGGAGCATTTGTGGCGGACCAAGAAATAAATATGCTTGCTTGTTTAACTGAACTTATGGTGGAGTGTAACTTCAAATGAAAACAAAACAAAGACATCAAGTAAAGTCTCGCTGGTATTACATCTTTTGGGGAACTGCCACAGTATCTGTGGTTCTGGGTCAACTGTATGTTGGAACTGGATATCGCTACATGTATAATGGTATGAAAGAACTACTTCAAAAAGTTGACGGAGTGCTTCTCCGCGCAGAACCTAATGATGGACCTAATTTTCTCTGATGAATAAACTTCATGAAATTTTTTCTGTTCCGTTATATGAGACCAACTTTCCAGTTTCTCGAACTGATTTAGACTTTGTAAAATCTCAGGAGTATGAAAGATACGCATATTCTTATATGAGCGAGGGTAATGTTCTTGCCCATGATGAAATGAAAAAGGTGCGCGACTTTATTACAACACAAGTCGAATATTACTTTTATAATATCTGCGGAATGGATTATGATGTAAAACCAGAACTCACAAGTTCTTGGGCCAACATTCACATTAAGAATGATTGGACCATGCGCCATTCTCACCCTAATGCTATAATTAGTGGAGTATGGTATCTTTCTACATCTGATGATACTGGTTCATTACTTGTTCATCGCGAGAATGGTTTGTTTGGTAATCAGATAGACTTCAATCGTAGAGAAAATAATTATCTTAACTCTGAACCTTTATACTTTCGTCCTGAAGTAGGCACCATATATCTTTTTCCATCAACGCTTAAGCACAGTGTTGATGCTAATCTAGATAGTAATGAAAGAATATCTGTTGCTTTTAACTATATGATGAGAGGAGTGGTAAATTCTTATAATGTGAAAATGAAATTATGATTGTATCTGAAACTGATGCTAGATGGGCAGCAGATGAGTTTATCAAGTATTTCTCTCAAATGGGAAATATTGAAGACTATTTGCGCTTTGTGAAGAAAGAAGTTATCAAGACCACTAATACTATTGCTCCTTTGCATGATGAGTTCTTCAATGAAGATATTCATCCAGAGGACATGGAGTTTGATATTAAGTTTGTTGGTGATCGTTTCCAACAATCAATGCCTCAGGAGCACTACAACACTCTTCTGAAGGCAGTGTCTTCTCATAATAACGAAAGTAATATTCCTGGTAGAGAACTTCGTTGGATGGTGTTTGAAAAGAACACTAAGAAAGTTCTTGGGTTTATTCGCTTTGGATCCCCTACAATTAATTCCAAACCAAGAAACGAATGGTTGGGCAAAGCACCCAATCTTTCTATTTTCAATCGCCATGCGGCTATGGGATTTGTGATTGTCCCATCACAACCTTTTGGATACAACTATTTGGGAGGAAAACTCCTAGCACTTCTGTGCTGTTCTCATTTCGCCCGTGAGACGCTTAATGAGGTCTTTGAGAAGGACATTGCCCTATTCGAGACAACATCGCTCTACGGGTCTACTACAGATGCCTCACAGTACGATGGCCTCAAACCATTCATGCGATACAAGGGTTTGACTGAGAGTAAGTTCTTGCCTTTGCTGCATGATGAAGCATTTCATAAACTTCATGATCGGTTCACTCTTCTGAACAACAATACTCCACTGACTGACAGTAAAGCATCGTCGAAAAAGATGAAGCGTCAGACCAAGATGATTTCTATTACTCGTAATTCTCTTAAAGAATATGGTTTGGACAATGAATTGGATCAATTCAATTCTGTAATACAAACCGCACTGTCACTAACACAGAAGAAGAGAACTTACTTTTGTGAGTATGGATATTCTAACGTTCGTGAAGTGATTCTTGGTGAACAAGAAGAACTGCTTCGTGGACCTAATTGGGACAAGTTCTATCTTGAGAACATCATCTCTTGGTGGAAGAGGAAAGCAACAAAGAGATATGAAAAACTAAAAGCAGAAGATAGGTTCAGAACAAAGATCGAACTCTGGACAGATGATGACGACATTCAAATTATCCGATGAAGTGTGAAGTAAAACTATTCAAGGCTGGAACAGTCTTTACTGAAGAAGTGATTGCTGTTGATTATCAAGACGCCCGTAAGGTTGCTCTTGCTCGTAATCCTGGTGCAACAATTATTAGTGTCAACGCTGTATTTAAATAATGGAACTCAAAGACTGGTTAAATTCAATCAACTTTACTAAAGAAGATCTAAAGGAACACGCAAAAGATTATCCTCCATACATTATCAATCGTTGTCTTTCTGGGCACTTGGATTGCATTATGTTTGCCAATGAAATGAACAAGTATCACTTTCTTGATAAAGATATGCAATATTCCTTTTTCCTAAATACTTTGAGGAAAAAGAAGAGGTTCTCTCCTTGGCTCCGAAAGGATAAAGTCCAGGATTTAGAATGTGTCAAACAATACTATGGTTATAGTAATGAGAAGGCATCTCAAGCTCTGAAAATTCTTACACAAGAACAACTTAATTTTATTAAAAAACGACTTGACGTTGGAGGATCTAAATGACTGCCACTGTGGAACCCACTTTTGAATGGTCGCAAGAAAAAATGCTTGAGGTAGTTCTCAATGAACCAGATGATTTTTTGAAAGTTCGTGAGACTCTAACCCGCATTGGAGTTGCGTCTAGGAAAGAGAAAAAACTTTATCAATCTTGCCACATTCTACATAAGCAAGGTAGATACTATATTGTTCATTTTAAAGAACTGTTTGCTCTAGATGGAAAACGTGCAAACCTGACCCTCAATGATGTTCAACGTCGCAATCGTATTGCTCGTTTGCTCTCTGACTGGGGATTGATTTCTATCATTAGAGAGGATGACAGTCTTGATATTGCACCATTGAATCAGATCAAAGTGTTGTCATATAAAGACAAAGGTGAATGGATTCTCGAACAGAAATACAACATCGGTAAAAAGAAAACTGCTGTAGAACAATAAATAAAAGGAGGTTAATTGCCTCCTTTTTTAATGTCAACAAGAACAGCAGCGATTGTCATAGACGATTTCTTATCAGAAGATAAGTGGGATTGGATTCAGAGCAATTTAAATGATTATTTGAATACTTCTGAGTTTGTAGAAAATATTCATGAGCCATATAAAACCACCATTGGTTGGATAAAGGAAAAACTTTTTGAATTGGACTTATTTCAAGAGCATT